GTTCCGCGTGTCTGAAGGCATGAAGGCGCTTGATCGTACTGCTGCGTCACGCGGAGGCTTGTTGTCTGGCGCTACGCTCAAAGGCGCGCAACGGTTTGGTCAAGAATCAGCCAGCCAAGAATACCAAAACGCATACAATCGCTACACGCAAAACCAGCAGACGCAACGCAACGCGCTCGCCAATCTTGCGGGTATCGGTCAAACCGCCAGCACTCAATTGCAACGTGCTGGAGAGCAATACGCTACCCCCGCAAGCGAGTTGCAGCAAAGTATTGGGAACGTGCGCGCATCGGGCTACATGCAAGGCGCTAACGCGCTATCTGGTGGATTGACTGGCGCAGTTAGCGCATATCAGAATCAGCAACTGCTTAACTCGTTAATGAACCGAGGCTAATATGCCGCTTGATCCGTCTATCCTCGCGCAGGGAAAACCTTTTCAGATGCCTGATCCGTTGCAAAACTACGCTAAAGTTTTGCAAATTCAGAATGCGCAACAACAGCTAAAAAGTTCAGAGACGCAACAGCAAGTGTCGCAGATGCAGCTTGATGAAATGCGCCGCGACCGCGAAGAAATACAGAAGATTCAGCAAGAACGCATTGCGCAAGGACAAGACCCTGACTTGCGTAAGTTAGCCTCGTCGATGATGAATACTAAACAGTATTTTAAAGACGGCGTTGAATTGCTTCAAAAGTTGGATCAGCAAGATAAGCTTAACGCAATCATGGGTGGCGGCGCGACAAACGCGCTTGCTCCTGCCCCCACCGCGCCCTCCGGTATGCCCACGGCACCAGCAAACGCGCTTGCGAAAACAGCGTTGCCTGCGCCCGGGATGCTTGGCGGGATGCCTGGCGGGATGCCAGAAGCCGCGCCGCTCGGAACGCCAGTTAGGACTGCACCTGCTAGACCCGTAGGGGCGACTGCCGCGCCAATACAGGGTGCTTCGGTATCTACACAAGCGCAAGAAACGCTGGGTAAGATCAACCAACTTTACGCACTTGGCACACCTCAAGCAGTAAGTATCGCTAAAGGTCTGGAAGCACAAATGAAGTTTTTGGAATCAAGGGTTCCGCTTCCAGCAGATGTAGAAGAACAAAAAGCACGACTTGCTCGTGCGGGCGCACCTAGCGTTAATGTATCTACAGAGAAACAATACGGCCAAGCCTTTGCAGGAAAAGTTGCGGAATCAGATGCAGGGATGCGTGAAGCGGCGCTTAAGGCCCCTGAAATGGCTAACACGGCCAACCGAATCCTTGAGCTTACATCTACCGGTAAAGTATTCACCGGAACCGGCGCAAACATAAAACTTCAGTTGGCTAAAGCATTGGGGATGGTGGGGGCTAACGATTCTCAAACTGCCGCAAATACAGAAGCATTGGTCGCCGATATGGGTGCAAGCACGCTTGCAGCCATTAAAACGTCGGGGTTGGGCACCGGCCAAGGATTTACCAATAAAGATTTGGAATTTTTGCAAAACATTGCTGGCGGCAGAATTACCCTTGAAAAAGATACTATCCAACGAATCGCCGAACTTCAGCATAAAGCTGCGGAAGCTAGCGCACAAAAATGGGCCGCGCGCGTCAAACAAATTCCAGCGGCCACCTTGGAAGGTACAGGTATTACTACTGAGCCTGTTCAAGTACCTAAGAAGTTTGGTACGAAAGCAGCGCCTGCCGCTGGTGGTCTTAAATTTCTAGGATATGAAAAATAATGCCTGTCGCCCGCTTTCAAATGCCAGATGGACGTGTAGCTCGGTTTGAAGTACCGGAAGGTACTTCACCTGAGCAAGCGCAAACAATGATGGAGGCGCATTTTGCGTCTACTGCCGCTGCCGCGCCTGCTGCGCCTGAACGCGGTACGGTGCCTGCTGAAGAACGTTCGGTCGGCGGCTTCTTGTCTAACGTAGGCACAAGCGCGGGCAAGCTTGTTGGTGGGTTGGCGGAAGCTGTTACAAGCCCCGTCAAAACAGTAGGCGGCATCTTGGACATTGGCGCTGGTGCATTACAGAAAGCTTTGCCCAAAGGCTTGGTAGATTTTGCAAATAATCTTCAAACGCCGGAAGCACAAGAAGCCGCGCAACGTGCCGTGCAAACTGCAAATGCAGTTGGCGGAATGTACGCGCAGCGCTATGGTAGCGCTGAAGGATTGAAAAAAACACTGTATGAAGATCCCGTAGGCGCTGCGGCAGATTTATCCGCGCTTTTTACTGGTGGAGCTGGCGCAGTTAAAGGTCTTGCAGGCGCTGCACGCGCTGTGCCTGCTGCAACAAGACTCGCGCCTGCTGCCGAAGCTACCGCAAACGCGCTATCTACGGCCGCGCGGTATACAAACCCGCTTCAGCCAGTTGGTAAGGCTGTAAATGCACTTGGGTCAATTGGCGGAGGGGCGTTACAGACTGCTGCCGGATTTGCTACTGGTCGGGGAAAAGAGGCTTTCAAGGATGCCTATACCGCAGGCAAAGAAGGCTCGCTTGGGTTCGTTGAAAGTATGCGCGGTAAGGTTCCTGTTGAGCAAGTGCTGGATGACGCAAAGCGCGGGCTATCAAACATCCAAAACGATATGTCGGCGGCGTATGCAACGGCTAAAACTGGCTGGGCTGCGGATACTACTCCATTGGACTTCAGCAAGATTGATACCGCATTTGCCAAATTAGAAGCCAGCACGCAACACGCCGGTAAATCACTGATTGGCAAAGATGAAGCCACTAAGATTGCCGAAGTTAGATCAGTGCTGGATGAATGGCGTGCTGATCCTACTGCGCACACTGCGTTGGGTTTGGATGCGCTCAAGCGCCGCGTAGATGCCATCTATCCAGACAACCCCAGACAATCGCAAGCGCAGCGTGTAATTAGCGGCACTCGAAACGCGGTAAAAGATGTAATCCAAAAACAAGTGCCCGAATACGCAGCCGCAATGAAAGGCTACGAAGAAGGCATCGGTATGATCCGCGAGATTGAAAAAGGATTGTCTTTAGGAGACAAAGCATCCAAGACTGCCGCGCTGCAAAAACTGCAATCTCTTGTAAAAAATAAACCTTTTGATAAATATAGGCAGGAACTTATATCGAAACTGGAAGCCGAAGGCGGAGTAAGTTTAGCGCCTACGATTGCAGGACAGTCTCTTAGTGAAATAACACCCTCGGGTCTTGGTAAATTAGGTTGGGGTATGGGTGCTGGCGCGGCTTTGATGGGTAGCCCCAAGGCTATGCTTGCACTTCCTTTGACTTCACCGCGATTGATGGGCGAAGCTTTTTACGGTGCAGGGCGGCTTGCAAACGCCAAAAATGCGTTGTTGAATAAAACAAATTTGACAATAACACCAGAACAAATAAACTTCATCAACGCACTTACTGCTAACCGACCTCCCGAATGACCGATCAAGCCTTCACCGCGTTAATGCTGTCCCTAGTTGGTACTTTCTTCGGACTCCTAGTCGCGGTGCTAGGCTGGATGGGAAATAAGATTTATCTCAAGCTGGAAGAGGTTAATCTGAATCTTGGCAAACTTGACCGAGATCTGACCACCAAAGTTCATGAAATTGATAAGCGCGTTACACGGCTTGAGTCTATACCGATCCTGACGAGGGTAGCCAAGCAATGAGCCGCCGAATAGAGGATCTGGTTCCGGCGGTGCAGCAGCGAGCGCAGGCGCTCGTTAAAGCCGCGAAAGACGTCGGGATTGATCTTCTAGTCACCAGCACCTATCGTAGTAATGAAGAACAAGCGGCGCTGTATGCGCAGGGGCGCACGAAGCCCGGCGCGATTGTGACCAACGCTCGGCCTGGCGATTCATACCACAACTGGCGATGCGCGCTTGACGTGGTGCCGTTGCGTAACGGCAAACCCGTATGGGGAACAAGTGGGCCAGATGGTGACTTGTGGCGTAAGATTGGTGAGATGGGTGAAGCGGTTGGACTGGAATGGGCAGGACGTTGGACGGGCAAACTGCGCGAAATGGCACACTTTCAATACACTGGCGGGCTTACGCTTGCTCAACTGAAAGCAGGAAAGGAAATAGCATGAAGGGCTACCGCACTATGATCCTGAACGGCGCTATGGTTGCGCTGCCTGTCATTGACTACCTGAGCAGCAACGGCGCAGTCGTCGGCGCTCTTTTGGGGCCGGCCGGTGTGACTGCGCTGTCCCTGCTTGGTCTTGCCAATATGGTCTTGCGTTGGGTGACTACAACACCTGTTTTTCGAGACGAGTAACAATCAGTTGCGCGTACTTTTCCGGCGCGCGCGTCTGTCACGCATGCGCTTGTTGTTAGCCTCTCGGCAAAGATCGCACCGGCACTTGTGAGATTCGTAGCCCTGACGGGTTCCGTGCTTCCACTCGACCAACATGCCTGATTGCAGCGCACGCTCCACTGGCATGCGGCCTATGCGTTTGTGCAGCGTGTCTGCGCGCAACCCAAGTTCGTCTGCCCACTGTGCCAGCGTCTGAGTCTTTCCGTTGTGCGTAATCCGATGGTTTCTGCGTTGGTTGTTGAGTTGCTCTTTTAGCGTTGCCCACCGGCAGTTTTCTGGCGAGTAACCCAGATCGTTGTTGATCCTGTCCAGAGACTTTCCGTCTGGCGCCTCTCCCATGTCAGCAACGAACTGATCAAAGTCGCCGCGCCACTGCGTACAAACCTCAATGCCTCTGCCACCGTAGTGTTTGAACGAATGGCTCTTGACGCTGTAGCAACGGTTGCGCATGGATCGCCATGCGTAATAGGTGCGGCTGCTACTGGGGTTACTCCACTTCCCTTTGAATGCCATTGTTGGTCTCCATCACGTTCTTGATTAGCGTAGAGTATCCAACTATATCAACAATGTTGTCAAGATATGACGGGTCGCCGTTTAGCATTCTAGCCACTTTGTGCTGCACCATCTCCAGCCCTTCCTTTTGCACGTCGGTCAACTTTGACCAATTGGCGGAAGACTGCATTGCACGCTTCAGCGCCTGGCTGATAGCAGCATGGGTTTCAAACTCGCCGTAGCGTTTGCCGCGTTCTTCAAGAATCTTCATTTTTTGGCCTTTTTGGTAGTGGTGCCCACATGATCCAGAATGTGTCGCGCCCGTTATAGGTGCCATACACGGCGCATCCCAGCGCGCTTAGAAGCTGAACCTTGCGCCCTGTCGGGCAGGTTTCTATTGGCTGCCAATAGTAGTCATGATCCACTACAGCTATGCCATCTGACGAGTTCTTCAGCTTCATCGCGGGTCATATTCACGCATAGCAGCGGCTCGTTCGGCTCTTGCACGCTCCATCGTTTCGGTTGGTCGCCCACCAAGCAAAGCGCAGGTTAATGCAACTGACGCCAGCACAGCCGGAACAATCAGACCAATCGGGCCAAGAACTAAACAGGCGAAAGACGGCAGGATAAGCGCGCCACATACCATTGCAACCGTGTGCAGCACGTTCTTGCATACTCTTGCTGCACGCGACTGCGTTGGCGGCGTTTGTTGTGGTTCAACACAGGGGCGATCCCGCAATTCACGTTCCAATCGTTGCGCGTACAAGGACGGCTGCACCGGCGCAGTTTCTCGCGGTTCAATGTGGCGCACTTCCACAAACTCAGAGAACTGAACGTGTCGATCTGCGGCAGTCTGCGGTCTGATTGGTACGATGTTCATTTTGCACGCTCCCTATCTACAAACTTTTGCACCTCGTAAAGTTGCCGCTCCCCTCCTTGCGTAAGCAGAATTTTTTTCATAGTCTGCCAACGCTCGGCGTCGTGTTTCAGCTTATCGTTTTCCTGCTTGATTTGCATGTTAGCCGAGGAAATTTGTTGCACATCGGCCTGAAACTTCTGGATTGTTGACTGTTGCTCGCACAGCACCGCGTCTTTGTATTCGACGTTTTGACGGAGAAATGAGTTTTCAGCAGCCAAATAGTTGTAATTTGGCATCACACTAGTAGGAATCATTATGGGGTTCATTTTGTCCCTCCGTCGTATGGCTTCCCCAAGTTAGAAACAATCAACAAGTCGGATACGTCGCGGCCTTCAACAGTAACATCGGCCAAGAAGTAGCCCCACTTGCTTACCTTGTGCGTGGTGATTGTTACTTCTTTTCCCTCAACCAATCCTCGCAAAAAATCACGCGCAGCGGCGTATCCTGGCTGAGTACGCTCAGGCGTATCAACGCGAGTCAAACGCAGTCGCTGCATGATCTGCACCTTGAACCCTAAATCAACTAACGCATCTACGGTGTCACCATCCACTACGTTTGTCACTCTGGCTTTGTACTGGTAGTTCATTTCTCACCTCTTGCTCGGATGGATACAGCGCAGTTATATGCAAAATTCATTGGGTTGCTACTTTGCTTTGCATATTTATCACACACTTCCGCACACGCCTCGCGTTCGGCCTTGACGCCGCCATCCCACCCGCACCGATAACATTCGGCAATTTCAAACGCCCTGTGCTCACGCTCGGCAGCAGCGACAAGGGCAGCGAAGCGTTCAAGCAATTCGGGAAGCCGACCACTTGTGTAAGTCATTCCTAAAGAGTTGGATTCAAACCCAGCATCCCGCGCCATAGCAATGATGTCATTGCGGTTCATTTCAGTATTTCCCGTTCAAGTATCGAAACAGCGTTGTCAATCTGCTCAACCAAATACGATGGAAATGCAGGCTCACGGTACAGCCCAACAGCCTCAAGTGCCGACAACAAGCGCATGATGCGTAACAATTCTTCCTTGTTCATGTGTTTTTCTCCTTCAGCTTGGCTTCGATTGCGCGGGTGTAAGCCACAATCCAAACGCGCAACAGTTCTCTGGCGGATATACGCACATGGGTTCTCGCAAGAAGATCAATGATCTGGTCTAGTTGCTCAACACTCGGATCAACTTCCGTCAGCCCAACCCACTCGCGGCGGGGTGGGTGAGTGTAGAGGGGCTTCCAAGTAGGGCCGTACTCTCCTTTCATCCAAGATATTGCGCCCTGTTCTATATCAGCCCACGCCACAGGATCCTGCTCCATCTCCTCCAGCCCCCGAGCACAGATCGCGCACAACTTGGCCCTTTCGCAGACTTCCGCGCA